TAATATGGAAACGGAAGTTGTATTTGGCAATTATAGTTTACCGCTGATTTTAACCATCTTATTGGCTATTGTCTATAAGTTTTTGCCTGTACTGAAGGACAAAGACAAATACAAAGCTGCAATCGCCGTCGGTATTGGAATAATTCTTGGCATTCTCGCGATACCCTATAAAGGGTTAGACTGGACGATGGTTACAGTGTTTGATTATGGTTTGTATGGTCTTATGACAGGAGCTGCTGCTGTTGGATTGTATGAGTTGCAAAGGACAGTAACAAAACCAAGGGCATAAAAATTATTTTTCAGAACTTATTATGGATAGTATTTGTTTTACTATCCATAATTTTGTTTTATGTGCTGACAGCCCGGACTCGAACCGGGATTTTAAGCTCACATGCAAAACTTAAAACGACGACCACTTTTAAGACGCCGTCAAACCGACGCCAGGTGCCTGCGTCTAAACTCCAATGACAAGCCTACACCAGGCCTCGACTCTCCCTTTCGGAAGATTACCTGCACCTTTACGTCCTGCCCACGCTCCTCGGCTTGCCAATTTCGCCACTGCCAGCAATTAATCATGCATCAGGCAATTCACCTGGTGGCCTATCTTGAATCTTTTTCCAAGATTCTGCAAAATATTGATTAACCTGCTCGGCTGTCATGCCTTGTTGTTTTGCCAATTCTGCCACAACTTGGATAAGAGTGACAATAGCTGCTCCTGTTATTGGATCTAAAGGCATTATTTATTCACCTCCTTTCATTTCTACTAATTGCTGCACTAACACGGTAGCTCTTGAAACTACTTCTCCCATTAAAGGGGTTGATATACCTGAAGCGGCATAGGCAGAGTAACTGTTGAGTAAAGGTTGAAGTTCAATAAAAATCTTCTTCTTCGTCCTGAGAATTTCTTTTTGTTTCTCAGGAACATTTGGTTTGAGTTCATAGATGGGTTTGTTATTCGCATCTTGCCCTACGACATTGAACCAAGTTAAGTACTCGTCATATTGTGCAGCGTAAATATTATTCATCCATGCCGCTGCTTTCTTCGGTGTCAGAGTAACATTCATCGTTGCACATGATATGACGATCCAAGATAGGGCCAAACCAATTAACAAAATAACAATACTGTTTCTTTTCTCTAACATTTTCTTTTCACCTCCTTTCATTGTTTAATTTAATCTTTATAGAGTTTTTTGTTTAGCTTCTATCTCTCTTTGAGGGCGAATACATTTTCTATTGAGCATAGTTTTTAGGACTTTACATTGGCCTTTGAGTTGGGATAATTCTGCTTTTTGATCCTCTCCTGCGGTCAGGAAGAACAATGCAGGCCAGAACAGTACCATTCCAACCCCCATGCTGACAGCGTCGCTGGTTGCCTTTTTCTCTTGGGCCGATTCTATCTGTCTGAGTCGACTTTCAATATGCATAATTTCTTCTTCAATTTGCCTACATGACCATGTCTGATACCGCTGTGGTGAAACATAACTGGCTTTGATACTGTCTGGTCTTGATGCACAGGATAGAATAAACATAGATAAAAATATAATAGCTATTGTGGATGCCATTATTCTTTTCAACATTTCTTTTCACCTCCTTTCTTTGTTTATTCTCTTTAATCGTTTTCTTGCTTTTGGTATTTCGCCTTTTATCATCTTAACATCGGTTATTCCATCTTTGTAGGTGAATAAGTAACTGGTGTCTCCGAACTCCATCAATTCTTGGTCATGAGTGATCACAATTAATTGTATGCCTAATTTTTTTGAAATCTCCTTTAACATCTTGCCGCCGAGCGAGACAAGATCTCCCATATTTTTCATTGGTTCATCTAACACTATTGTGTTTCTGCTTCTTGGATTTTCCATTGCCCACAACACAATACGCCAAGCAAATGAAATAACATCGACTAATCCACCACCCATGTCTTTCTCTGGACTATACTCATGTTCATCTTCAATGATAACAGGACGGCATTCGAGTTTATTTCTTTTCCTTTCCAACTGAAGTTTAAAACAAAAGTCACGATCAAAGACGCTTCTTATGGCCGTTGTTATGAGACCTTCAACCTTTGCTTGGAAATTTTCCTGTGTCAACCTTGCAACTTCCGATAAAATGTAACGAGCTTTTACAAGATTTTCAGCATACTGGTGGTTCTTCTTTAATATATGTTGAGATTCCCGGACTTGATTTTGTATTAGCCTTTTGGCTGCTTTTGCCTGTTCCAGCCTTGCTTCAATATCATACATCGTACGCTCTCAAATAGTTTTCTGCTTCTTCAAGTTTCTCATCTCGTTCTGCTTCCATTTTGTCGATTTCTTCTGATATTGCTGGGAGTTTCTCAATGGCATCTTTTACTGATTTAATTCCTTCATCTTTTAACTCTTTCAGAAGTCTATCTTTGTTGTTCTGTTTGACTGCAAGTTCTGTTTTTAAATTTTGAACTTGTGATTTTAACTTAGATAATCTTTCTTCTTCGTTCGCCATCTTCCATTACCTCTGCCAAAATGTTATTTACTTCTTTTGTTTGTGGATTTTTCTTTAAGTATTGCAATATATTTTGTTTCAAATTCACCCCCCCAATGTTTGTTTCCTTTAAATTCTGGACAAACTCTTCCAGCATTTCTGTGTTCTGCTCTTTATGCTCAATATGTCGCCTTGTCAAAATTTCCGTTGCTTTCTTGTGAGGTATTATATGCCATTTTATTTCCTTCGTGTCTGTGTCATAAACTGCGAATGATGGTTTATGGATGAAATTGTATTCCTCGGCTGTCATTCGAAGCATTGGGCCAGTGTTGACCAAATGTCTGTTATTTTCCTCAATATGAAATTGTCGATGAATATCACCACAAACAATCAGATCATAATAGCCATGTTTTTCAAAAAATCTTTGTGCGGATGTATATTGGTGATCTGGAAACAATGGATTAATAGCAATGGGGGCGTGTATTACTAATATATTTAAATAATTTCTATCTTCTGGTACTGGAATTTCATCCCCCCAATTTGCACCATGAATCCTGATCTCTTCTTCTTTTTTTGCCTTGTTATTTAATGTGGTAACGTATCCGATCTTTTCAAGAATCCCCAATGATGTAGCTTCTTTTGTAGATTCGTTATAAAAGTAAGTATCATGTTGACCATAAACACAGTAAATTTTTAAGCTATAATAATATAGCACATCGATTATCTTTGGCAGTAAAGTCCAACTTCTTGGCCGATGAAAGAAGTCACCTGCTTGCAAAATTATAGCTTTATTTTCATAGGCCCAATCAAGCACATAATTTAATTTCACAAGTTGAGTAACTGTCAAATCATCCAACCTTGCGACTGGATTTTTTGCCAGTAAATGGAGGTCTGATAGGAGTATCAACTTCATTTTTTATCCTCATTTGTCTCTAACACAATCTCACCCTCTGTATTGTAAATAGTGGCTCGATTGACTTGGATTACTGGTTTAACTTTTTCTATCATTTTGTCTTCCAACCAAGTGACTCTGGCTCCAAGAGACTGGTTAGTTGCTATGGTGGTATCTAAAATGATGAGTAGGGATACAAGAGTAAGAGAAGTTAGTGCTAATAAAACTGCAAGAACTACTTTTATAGCTTTATCACTGCCCATTTCTACAGTTCCTTTTCAATTCTTTTGATACAATTTTTATCAATTGGTCGCCAGCATATTGGGCATTTGCCAAACTTTTCACAAAGAGTTAAATATTGGTTTTTTGTTTCTTTATATTCAGTTTTAGTTGACAGCCAACCTTTTTCGGCCTTGATGTACTGGAGAAGATTATATTTTAAATCAATTCTTTCAATGATGCTTTCTGACATCTTAGTGATTACTTTGGTGATGATCTTTAGTTGTAAAAACGTTTTTGTTGTTTGTTTTATGAATTTCTCCAGATCGATCAACTCAAAAAGTTTATTTTCCATCATGATCAATCTGGAGATTTTGTTATCTGTATTTGTTATCTCATCAACAGTTTTTTCTATTTCCAAGGCTTTCTGAATCTGTTTAATGGTCTCATTTGTTTTGTTAACTTGTCTGGTGGTTTCTTTGATCTTGGCTTCTCTCATTTTGAGATATTTAATTTGTTTTGTTAACCTAACAACATTTTTTATGCATTCTTCTGCGTCATTGATGTCGCTGTATTTTCTCAAAGTCTTTTGTGACTCATCAATCTGCTCTTCGAGTAACTTTGATTGACTATTGGTTTGATTTATTCTTGTAGTTAGTTTTGAAACCCATTGATCAACTTTTTCCAATTTGGTAATTCTATTGATTGTCCGCGCTATTTCTCCAGCACTTGCCATTACAAGAAATGGTGTATCAAATTGCTCTTGTATATTGAGTTCTGATAGGTTGAGTTTTTCCTGTATTTGATCAGGTACACTGGCACCGAAGCCTTCAAAATTATTCACGCCCAGTGCCCCCTTGTTTATTGTATATTTAGCTTCGCTGACTACTTTATTTCCCTTTTTATTTATCCTTACCTGCTTGGATAGAGAGATATTAGAGTTGTCGTCTAATATAGTTGATATTTTTGTAGTGCCCTTTTGCCCTGCAAAGTTTGAGAAATAATCCGCCCCAGCCGGTCTATTTCTCGATAGCAACAAAAGGGCACGCAGTACATTGGTTTTCCCTGCCTGTGATCGTCCAAGAATAACATTAACACCATCAGAGAAATGCAATTTGGTATCTTTGTGACTTTTGAAGTTGCGTATTTCAAGAGATTTAAGCATTTATTTAATATCCCTTTTATAAATATAGCTTACTGTTCCGGGTTGTAGCCAGTCCAAGAACTTCTCTAATCGAAAGAGAAAAAGATCATTATGTTTTTCAGTTCGATAAATGATATAAGGAACATCATGGTTACCTTGCCATTTCTCTAACCTATTAAAAGTCTCTCTTTCAATAACGGATACTGGCACATGGTAGTCTCTTTTGAAAATCAGCCAAGGCAAACGATTACTGATTATTGAATCTCTTACACATTGCTCCCAAAATGCCAGTATGATTGCTTTGTAAGGTTCTTTCCTTCCTTTTCGTTCTGTGTAATCAATGGCATCTAAAAGGTCCCATGGAGTGTTTTTGAATTTCTTTGAGCCACGGTTTTTTGAATATCCATCTTTGAGTTCAATATTGAATGTTTCGGTTAATGGCGCTCCGATTGGATCATCTGCTTTCAGGTCACCAAGTTGTGCATCTGCATTTGGAGTTTTGGTAGTTCTTCTTAACCGATTTCTCCAAAATATATCATCTCTCGGAGTTTGCATATCCTGAGTCCACCATAAAGATAACATTCTGGAAATTTGCCTTTCAAACCCCTGTCCTTTTCCTTTTGCCATAATATAGGTTCTTAATCTCCTTTATTTTGCCTGTAATCCTTTGAAAACACCGCCGTGACTCCACTTTCTCTCTTTTTTAATACCATTATATATTAATTTTTTAAAAACGCCTTATTTTAAGTGAAAAGTGGTTTTTAGTTTATTTAGATAATTCTTTTTCAAAAATGAATTAAAACCATATTCAGTAAAAATATCAGTCCAGGTGCTAAAATCTGAACATTCTGTTTTATTTAATTTACCATCAAATTTAAGGCCAACGAATGGTAATCGGATCAAGCTATCATTGCGTACAATAATTTGTTTACTCTCTCTACTATCAATTCTTTTCTTTATTTTACCCTTTGGCATTTCGTGCTTTAAATATTGAATAGCCTTTTTTATCCCTACTCCTTTTATCCCTTTGACATTATCGCCGCTACATCCTGCCATGTTTTTGACTTCATTCCACTCATCAGGCTCGATGCCATATTGATCAATGAACATTTCTTTTGTGAAAACACTATTATCTTTATCAAGTTTGTATATTACACAATCATCCAACAGTTGCCATAAATCATTGTCGCTTGCCATAACGAAACAAGTATTTGGATTTCTCATAACAATCTTTGCAATAAGATCATCTGCCTCGTAGCCTTTTTCGATAAAGTTATTTTTAAACCCAAGGGCAGGAAGGATTTTGCATCTAAGCTCAAGCATCTGTTTCTTTGCTATTTGTCTTTGGTAAAGGGTTATGCCGTTGTCTGATCTATTCTCTTTGTACTCCGGGTAAATATCTTTGCGCTTATAGTGATTGGAGTCCCAACAAAATACGAGTTCTTTTGTTGCAAATGCATCGGCAAATTTAAACACCTGCATTAGAAACGAAAATATAACCCCGGTCTGTTGGTCTTCATAGGATAGGTTCTCGCCCATTACTCCAAGGGCTTTGTAACATATAGGTGAACAGTCTATGACAAGTGGTATCATCTTACTTTTGGTTTCCTATCGATTTTAAACTCTTCCTCAATTTTTTCCCACAAATCGATGATTTCTTCTTTTAATTGATCTTCATACTTCATCCTCTCAATGTAACCAACAGCGGCATCAAGACTTTGATACTCCTTGTCAATCGCATGATATTTTGTTGCTTTGGTGTTTGTTTTCAGCCATTGTAAATTACCTCTAATGTCATCAATACCGTAGCCGAAGATAATGAAGATCGGTTTCGCCAGTCTGTAAGGATCATCAATGTCTGATTTTTTAATGTAACATTCTGACTCTATTCCTTTTGTTTTCTTTTGCTTTACATCAAACACAACTTTTTCTTTCTCTACCTTTTTAACTTCTCTAATTCTCATCCTTAAGGCGGAGTAGTAAGGCACGGCTTTGCCACCAGGAGTGGTCTCACCATATTGGCCTTCCCGCAATTGGTTGGTGCAGGCAATGACCCACTTTTTTTCCGCTATTAGTTTGCAACACTTGCGGGTGCGGGCACTGAAGTCTTTAGCCCTCTTCATTCCCATTTTATCTTCCGCGCCCATTTCAAGTTCAGTGGAGAGAGCAGCGAGTGAGTCCGATCCAATTACATTAATGGCGTTAGGATTTTCGGGTTCCCATTCCTCTATCTCATCAAACATTTCATTAACTGTCTTTGGTCTGGAGTAGTTCTCACCTGATTGCACTAATGATAAGCCATAGATCCTTGCATACTCTTTATCAAGCCTTGCCTCGCCATCTTGGAATTTTACCTGTCCGCCTTTTGATTGAGCTGAGGAACATATCTCTGCCAATACTGCAGTTTTCCCAGAGGCTGAAGGGCCAAAGATTTCGAGTAATATGCCACCGGGAATTCCACCGCCTCGCACCCTCCCACCAGATATACAAAGGTCTAAGACTGTGGAGCCGGTGGAGATAACCTTATCAAATCTAATGGGAGGGTCTTTCTTAATTGGTTTTTTAGCAACCTCTCTTACTTGTTCTGCAGCCGATTTTCTTTTGAGTTTTCTCATTTGCTACCTTTCTTTATGGCTCGCTCAATGCTCTTGGTTTTCTCGACGTATGTGGCTCGCTCATAGAGTGTGGTTTTCTCAACCGGCTTGGCTACTTTCTCCGTCGCCTTCTTGGAGTTTGTTTTTCCTCTTCTTTTTCACTCCCATCTTTATCATCGTCAGATTGTCCGTCAGCCTGTAGTTCTTCCATCCGTTTTGAACATTCTTCAAAAAGACTGCATTCACCGCATTCGTTTAGTTCGCCAAGATCGACACCAAACTCTCCACCATAAGGGCACTCCCCTTCCTTAACTTTTGGCTCCTTTTTGGGTTTAGAAGAACGACGAGCAGACCTTTTAGGTTTCTCTTCCTCTTCCTTTTCCTGTTCCTCTTCTTCATGATCGTCTGCTTCAGGAGCATCTTCCTGCCAATATAATTTGTAGATCTCGTCATAGCTTTTGAGTTCAATTAACTCATCAAGACAAAAGGCTTGATCTAAATATTCATCTGGAATTGGATCGGGCCGATCACTGAATTTATGACCAATATATTGCGTATTGGTCATGCCAGTGCCTTGACGCTCAAACTCAATGCTTTTTCCATCATCGGGGTCAGCAAATGTTTCGAGTTCTCCAGTTCTTGAATTGCGAGCAAGGGAGGTAAGATGACGTTCGAAAAACCAATGTGCTACCGGCCAAATTTGAATACCTTTATCCTCTTCCTTATCTGTATCGTAACAAACAATGTTATAAATACATCGCCTTTTTGGATTAAGGCTCTTTACTAAGTCTTCATCAAAATCATCTTCTTGTCGTAATTGCTTTTGGTGTTCGCAAATTGGGCATGGTTTTTTATAGGTTCTTGCCGGACATACTACCGCATCATCATTTACTCCGACATTGCCGTGAACAAAAAGATCAAGAACATAGGTAGGATCACCTTCATTTGTTGCCGGATCTGGATCATTTGGCCCTGCTACATATGGAATGATATCAATGATGTGATTACCCTTGCCTGCTGTCCAGAATTGTGCCCCTTCTGGCAAGTTCGATTTAAAAAAGCTGCCGAACCTGCCGCTACTTTCTCTCGTCTTTTCGCTCTGTTCTGTTCTGCCCCGTAACTTGTCTCTCATTTGTTGTCTTTTCTTCGATGCCATTTTGCATTCTCCTTTCTTTAGATTGTAAGGTTTGTTGCATTGCATCAATGACTGACTTAGCAGCCCCGTATGCAAAGATCCTTATAACTATGTATCCTGCTAAGAGTATTAAAATAAATATGAATATTTTTGTTAGTAAATCCATTTATTTCTTCAACGATTTCTTCAACCGTCTCCTTGTTTTTTGATCACTTTGTTCCTTTGCCTCATTTGGGATTTTGGGGTCAGAGAAGTAACCGGCAAGGTGGAGTTTGACCATGTTTTCCAGTGCATCTCTCTTTTGCTGTATTGCCCATTTAGCAGCATCGGTCAAGGCAACTTTCTCATTGGCATCAATCAATTCTTCTGATACTCTTTTGTGTGGGCTTGAAGTTATAATCTCTGCATCAATAGCGTTTTCAGTTGGCTTTTTTAGACCCTTTTCGTTATAGCCATTTAAAATTTCCAACCTTAACTCTGCGGATGTAACATCTTTATTTTGTTTTGCTCGATCTCTTTCCGCTACGGCTTCGGCATTAGCTTTTGCATATTGACCAAATAAATGAGGTTGCCTTTCCCATTCGATATCTAAATTGTATTTATCAATCTGGCAATCTTTTTCAAAGTCCATTAATTTATTCACCTCCTTTTTCTTATTATATAATATACTTTTTTAAAAACCTTAGATTTTATTTTTTGACTCGCTCAATAATAATGGTTTTCTCATAATAATATGGCTCGCTCCTCACCTATGGTTTTCTCGAAGAATGTGGCTCGCTCTGGGCTTTTGGTTTTCTCCCTGTTTATGGCAATTCTTAATTCTTACTTTTATTATAATATACTTTTTTAAAAACCTTAGATTTTATTTTCATAGTTGGCATCCTAAGTACAGAGCATTGTATAAACCCGAGTTGCCTGAGGAGAAAAGATTTTCCTCAAATAAAGAAATCAGATCAGAAATTCGGTCATTACCATTCTTTAATAACGCAGAACCTAAATAACCAAGTATTGCTCTTCTAATGCTTTCTGGTTCTGCATCAACTGATCTGATTAGTTTTGACATCGCCTGCCACTTAGCATGGCCTTTGGTTTTGGGGTCAATCAGTAATCGACAAATTTCAAGAACTGTTGCCTCACCTACCCCTGCTGCTGCGATTGCATCAAAGGCCTCTTCATCATCAGTAATATCAATAATTGAATCTAATATAACAAGTGCTTGCCGAGGGCTACCTTCTGATACTCTGGCAATCTCTTTTAAATGCTTGTCGGGTAAATCGACTTCTTCCTTATCTAATACATATTTCAATAACTGAATAATTTCTGCTCTTCTCAAATTAGCGGTGGTGAAAGCCATACATCTTGTTTTGATAGTTTTCAGAAGTTTCTCAGGTTCTGTCGTACAAAGGATAAACCTAACATGCCTTGGGGTGTCCTCTAATAGTTTTAATAAGGCATTTTGGGCGTCTTTCGTTAATGAATGAGCCTCATCGAGAAGGTAAATCTTTATCTTGCCACTCATTGGTGCGAGGGAAGATGTTGCAGATATTTCTCGAACTGTGTCGATACCACGAGTGTTTGCCGCGTTAAATTCTTTGAAGTCTCTTTCATGGCAATTTAATTCACTACCTACAATCCTTGCCAGTGTTGTTTTGCCAGTACCAGATGGACCTTTAAAGATAAAGGATCTAACCTCATTATCTTTTCTCGTTATAACGGATTGAAGAGAAATTACCGTTGATTTATTGCCAATAACTTCGCTGAATTTCTTAGGTCTATATTTTAGATGCAACCCCGTGTTTTCTTCCATCCCTACCTCCTTTAGTATAAGATTTCATCAATTCCAAATCTTTTAATTGTTTGTATAAAATTTCTAATACCTTCTTCAAATAACCTTTCATTTTGTTCTTTGTTATGTAATACGGCGGCAGGATGAACACACCAACATAACCACGCCTTTGCCTTTTCGTTCCACTCTGTCTTACCTGATAGTTTAGTGATACCACCAGTCATTTCTGTAAAACATTTGATCGCCGTATTGCCAAATGCAAGAATTAATCTACAATCGATCCTTTCTAACTCTTCCTGCAACCATGGATAGCACGCTTTAATGTGTTTGATATTTGGTGTTCTTGTTTTTGATGGCCAACAATTGTGAGAAACAAGACCATTAGCAATATAAGAATTATCTCCCCAAACAGCAAAATTGTATAATTTCCTTTTCCCATATGTTGTAATTTGCCTAACAGATACAATTTCGGTTTCCATAAACTCATATTCCCCATTATGGTTGCTCATGATCCTTTCTATTTCGTCTATACAAGAAAAAACATCTTTATTAATTTGGTTATCAGTAAATCTTAAAACCGTGTACCCTTTAGACTCTAAAAAATCATCTTTTTCTCTGTCTCTTTTTATAGCTTTGTCACTGGAGTGCCAAAATAAACCATCACATTCAACTATTAAATTATATCCATCAATAATAAAATCAGGATAATAATGGAACAAATTTTGACCATGGATAAATTTTATTTTTCTTTTCTTTAATGCCCAGGCCATCACAAGCTCTATTTTTGTATTTCTGTTTTTGGAAATAGGTTTTCTTTTGTTGCCAGGTTTTTTGTAATAATTTTCTAAAGCTTGCTTCCCTAATAATGGTAATTTTGAAAGATGTCCATTTTCTTTATTCGCGCTATAAGTCTTTTTTGAACCTCTCATTATTGATTCACAATTATATTTTGTTTTACCTTTAAAGGGGTGAATAAAATTTCTATTTTTGCTTAAAAGAATTTGTTCTCCATCTTTAACAAGTTGTCTGGTTTTCTTATTCGCGTTGATGGTAATTTTTGAGGCATCTAAAATCCCAGTTTTATATAACCCTTTCATATTTTTTGATACTTTGTTTTTGCTTTCATTGTTCCATTCTCTATTTTTATTAGAATAAATAGTAGCGCAATTTTTAGAACAAAAATCTCTTATGCTGTCAAATGGGATTTTAGAATTACATTGAAGACAACGTTTTGCCAAAATTTTTAATTTGTCTCCTTTTTTGATTTTATAAGCCTCTTTCCAATCATCGTCGATAAAAAATGGATGTTCTGGAGTTACTATTGTAGTTTTAACTTTCCTGCCGCCGCCTAAATGTTTATATTTGATAACAATTAATTTTTTACCTCTGGGAATATAATCATCTTTTTGAACCCATGATACTTTACGAAATCTACCTTTATGAGTAAGAACTCTATCATTTATTTCTATTTCAGATATAATTTTCAACCCTTTTGATGTATAAATTTGAGTATTTGGATCAGTAAAACATTTAACCACATTCGTTATATGGAAATGTTTTCTTTTCAATCCATATCTCTCTATCTCTGGCCATAAAATATCATTACCTGCACGGCCCACGAACCCCATGCCTTGTTTGTCTTCATCCTTTCCAGGGGCCTCCGCGCATATCATAATATTGTAGATACCCATTGAGGAAGGCACTGGTTTTGTGCATTCATTTCTTAGCTCACATTTATCGCAATGAATAATATCGGTATTTCGGAACCGTTTCTTTTGTATGACTGGTATTTTATTTATTTGGCCTTTTATAATATCGTTTATTTGGACTTTATATTTTCTTGGGTTCATAATTTTAAATAATTCTGGATAGATTAATTTTGGATTTTGACTGATTTGAAATGAAAAATAATCTTTTGCCGTATCTGGTATTTGAGTATTATTATCAAATGCACCTATGTCATCTAAAATCTTCTCCATCTTTGTTTTTTTATTATTTGATTGTTCTTTGGCTTTATCTTTTATACCAAAGAATCCTTGTCTTTTCGCAGGAGCTTTTCTTTTAAATACCGATGCAGTTTTTGATGTCTTATCACCAAACCCCTTAACTTCTATAAATGGGATGTAAAGATAGTTATCTTTTGCAACCCATTTATGTGAATCGGAAATACCAACTTTAGGTAGCACTAATTTCAATCCCAATCTTAAAGCTTCTTTTATAAGCGATTCCTTATTCCCTTCGCTTCCAAATGTTAATGATGCACAAATAAATTCTGTTGGGTAATAGGTTTTAAACCACTGCGTCCAGTAACCAATTAATGAATATTCAACAGAATGACTACGGTTGAAGCCATATCCACCAAAGCTCTCTAAGTCATTCCATAGTTTAGAGGCGACTTTTTTATTCAACGTCTTATTTTCAACACAACCATTGACAAATTGTTCTTTGAACTTATGGAGTTCTTTTGTGCCCTTTGATTTACCAATAACCTTTCTAATTTTATCGGCGTCTTTCCACGGCATTCCAGCTAATTGGTAGGCGAGGTTCATCACTTGTTCTTGGAATATAATTATACCAAATGTATCTTTTGTTATTCCATCAATTTTCGGATGCAAACCTTTAAACTTTCTGCCATTTTTTCTCTTTAGATATTCATCAACCATACCACTTCGTAGTGTGCCTGGTCTATACAACGAATTGGAAACAACCAGATCCTCGAAAGTTTTTATCTTCATTTTCTTACAAAGATCAGTTAGACCGTAGGTGCTAAATTGAAAGACTCCCTCATTATGTCCTAATGCAAATTCATTCAATACAGTTTTGTCATTTGGAATAATATCTCTGTAAGTTAGATCAGCATTGTGATTTTGTTTAATAAGTTTCTTTGTCTCACTTAAGATGCTCAATGTGCTTAGACCCAGTATGTCTAATTTTATTAGACCAACATATTCTGAGTCCTCCATCGCCCAGTTTATAGCTATATTGCCTTTCCGCTTTATAAGATGCGCTCTTGTTCCATCTGCAATTAGGTCGGCTGATATAATCGATGCCGCTGCATGTTGACCAACCCCTTTAATCTGCCCTTCAAGTTTCATAGCAAAGTTAACTACCTCAGGATATTTATTGTAAAATTGCCTCCCTTCATTAGTTTGGTTAATTGCTTGTTGAATCTCCCCTGTTTTATCTTTACCGGTTGCGTCGTCAATTGTTTTTGCAAACTCATCGACTTGTTTATATGGTATGTCGAAGACTCTTGCGACATCACGGATTGCCCCGCGCCCTTTCATTGTAAGAAATGTGGAGACGCTTGCAATGTTACCCTTGCCATAGAGATCTTCGAGATGCTGTTTGACTAAATCCCTTTTTCGATCCTCAAAATCAATATCTATATCTGGATAGTCAATCCGTTCTTCTGAAATGAACCGTGAAAACAAAAGGTCGTACTCCAATGGGTCAACACAAGTGATGTCTAAAAGATAAGAGATTAACGATCCACCAACCGATCCTCTTCCAGGTCCCACCATTATATCGTTCTCTTTACACCAATTTATTAATTCGTAAACGATAAGAAAATAGCCTTCAAACTTTTTACTTGTAATAAGATCAAATTCCTCTTTAAGTCTTGCGAGGTATTGAAGTTTATTTTTCTTCCATTCGTTTTTATCTATATTTTTGATGCCTTTTTGGCAGAGTGACCAAAGAATTTCCGCCTTATCCTGGCCAGCATATTCGGGGACTTCTGGGAGATGGATTTTCTGTCTTTTAATTCTAAATCCCGCACATTTCTCCGCTATTTCAATGGTGTTGTTCATTGCTCTTAGTATTTCATTTTTTGTAAGGGAATTTTGTTTCAGGAAGGCTTGAAACATTTCGGCGGGAGTTTTTAGGTGGAGTCCTTTCATTTGAAATTTAAATCGTTCTTTGTCATTCCATTTTGCCTTTGTTTGGATGGCGAGCAAGACTTCTTGCGCCTTCCAATCATTCTTTTCTATATAGTGACAGTCATTGGTGGCTACTATTGTCCATTTTAATTCATCTGCAATTGATATGATATATTTATTCAATTCCTTCTGCTCTTTGAAGTTGTGTGGCATGACTTCTAAATAGAAGTCATTTATATCTGGCATTGCATTGGTTAATGTTACCAGGAAATCATAGTCGGTTATAAATGTTGCGGTACAGGCAGACATGATAACCAGACCATTAAGATGATTTAATAGACATTTATAATCTATACGTGGTTTGTAGTAGAATCCTTCAAGGTTAGCAAACGTGAGCATTTGAAGAATATTCTGCCATCCTTCTTGGTTTTTGGCAAGGATAGTAATATGCTTTCTGTCCTTGTTTTCTCTTTTGGTTGCGTCAGGGACAATGTAAAATTCACAACCAAGGATGGGTTTTATTCCATGCTTTAGACATTGTTTTTGAAAATCAATGCAGCCATCGACATTGCCATGATTTGTCAAAGCGAGATATTTATACCCGATTTCTTTTGCTTTTTTAGCATAATTTTCAGCTGTACCAAATCCATCTAATAACGAATATTCTGAATGTACATGGAGATGTGCAAAGTCTAACATAGTGATAGAATTCCTTTGATTGCCATTGCTGCAACTTGAATTGCTTCTTTTTTCATTTTTGAGTTGCCTTCCCAAACTTCTTTGCTGTTAAATATTTCTTGTTCAAGTTCCTTGTATTCTTCTCTCAATGTACCTAACCATTCTTGATTTGAGTTGAATCCAGGTTTGAATTTTTCATTTGAAAAATCAATTTCATCTTTGATTTCTTGAATAATGTTATTTAATTTTGTCATCTAATTTCTTTTTTCTTTTGATTTCAAGATATCTTCCATATGCTTCGCTTTTAGGTTGAACCATCCCTAACCCTTTACACCAATAATCATTTCTTAATAAAACTCTACATAGTCTTCTCCATGATGGAGCCCAGCATTTACTTTCTAATTCCAATGGTACCTCTTCTGGGATAGTAGAATAGCCTCTTCTACTCCACCCATAAATAAATTTTTTGAATCTAATTATATAATGGTCTCTTGTTTTTTTTGGCATAGTTTGAAGTAACATATTACAAAAACTTTTCCATGTATGATTATCCGGTTTAGTAACTTTATTATAACCTGTCATATTACCAGTTTCTTTTATATATAAAGCGCCAGAATTTGCCCCATTCACTCTTGCAATTAATTTAAACCATGTTTGTGGTTCAAGGATATGATATAACCATAATCCTCTTCTTTGATCATCGCCATATGGTTGACAAAGTCTTTGTTGACTTATTTTAACTCCTGCCATTTGCATTTTATCATATATTTCATTATGTATTTTATCTGGATATTTTGAATGGTATCTCCATATGTCTTCTGTTTTCCAATCATAAATAGGATAGATATTATAACAGTTTTTAGCTATTTTTGTTGTCCATCTATACCCATTGAAAGTTTTACCAATTTTTTCCCAAGTTGCTATTGCACAATATCTATGAAGGCTTTCGTCTGCTCTAATCCCAACAAATCCAGCTGTTCGTTGTCCTCGGCTATACCATTCAGCGAATAAGATTATAAACTCTTCAAATTCCATTTCCGCAATAAAAAAGGGATAATCTTTTTCTGTTTTTGCCTCTATTGGCTTATCTCTAACCCAAATATCTTTTTTTGAAGGATCCCAAGCAATCCATCTTGGTTCGAAATTAGTAACAGCATTTCTTAAAAGCATAGGGACACATATCCAATGTCTATCTATGTTATTCTTATATATGGCAAACATCTCGCGGGCATGTTTTATTGTTTCACTATATTGCGCTTCAAAATCTATTAACATTACGCCAACTTTTCTATCTCTTTTTATAGCCTCATCCATAATAAGGTGAAACATTACACTACTATCTTTCCCACCTGAAAAAGCGCAATATATGCGTTCAAAATTATCAAATATTATCTTAATCCGATCTCTTGCCGCTGTTAAAACATTTATTTTTCTATATCTTTTAATGGCCATTTTTTAAGGCCCTATCTGCCATTTTTTCAATTTTGTTACATATAGATTGATTGATTCTATTTTTAACTTCAACAATTTCATCAATATCTAATTTGCTAAATTCGTTGTTTATAATATGATTGATCTGATTGGATATTGAATTTTTCAAAAATGTGATTTCTATGATTTTTTTCATAGTTCCTCTACTTTTTAATAAATATCTGATTGTCTACTAAAAGATTCTGCTTCTTCCATTGTAACTTTTTTACGGTTATTTTTTTCAAGCCACTTATTTAAATAAATAAGTGCCTTTTCATTAGCTTTTATTTGTTGTTCTTCTGATAATAAATAAAAGCCACTTCTAAAGGCAGCAGGAATACCTGTCGCATAACACATAGAGGCTTGCCCTAACCAAGCAATTCTATTCATTGCACTATTCGTAAGATACTGTTCACAAGAGAATTTCCATTCTGTTATAACGCGTTCAAGGGCTTCGGCAAATCTATCTAAATCAGATAAAAAATTGCAGTATGCTTGTTCACACTCTTCTTTTGTCATGCCTTCTTTTGATGTTTTATATAAACCTGCTTTAGCGCACTCCCATTTATCCCAAGTATGGAATATTCTGGTATTGTCGTTTGTGTTTACAGTTCTTACATTAGTTACTTCTTCTCCATATGTCTCTACATCATCAGAAAGTTCTTCGAAATCATGTTCATCAATATCCCCTTCAATATCCCAAGATTTAGAAAATCCTTGATCTGCAAATAACTTTGTTAAGCCTGTAATTTGGCATAATCTTAATATTTCATCTTGATCCATGCCTAAATTTTTTGCTATTCTTTCATTGGTCCAATTTCTATTTTTTAATTCAAGAACTATATCTGACATCCCCATTATTGTATGTTTACCTCTTGCTCTGTTATGCCGTATTGTTGACGCAATACGGTTACCTTTACTCTCTTGGCCGTTAGTGTTGATAATTGTTAATGGTAAATACCCTTTAACTTTCTCGGTGATAATTTTGCATTCTCTGCCAACACGGTGTCTATGAAACCCGTCAATAATTTCATAATTATCGTTTCTATACCATGCTACAATTGGTTGTGTATAACCATCTTCCTTTATAGAGCGTTCGAGCAATTTCATTTCTGGTGGGGCAACAATATTAGGGTTATAATCATTCGCCTCTATTTTGTTTATTGGTACCCATTGAACAAAATCAACAGGTTCTTCCGAAAAAGGGCTATGTTTGTGAAGAATCGATCTCAATTTATTTATTGCTTCAATTTTTGTCGGGACATTTAATTCTTCTAACCTTGAGAATAATTTTTCACTTTCATTTATAACCTCTTTATAATTTAATTTCCCTTTATACTTTTTAAGCCTTTTAAGTTTTCTGGGCTTTTTGAGCTTCTTATAGTTAATTTTTTGTGATTGTCCAACTAAACCAAATCCACTTTTAATATCCATTCTTTCCTTCTTTCACCGTTAATTAACGCCTTATCAGACAGCCATGGCATAGTCGAGAATCGATGTTCTCTATTTTTTAATAGTAGTATATACTGTTTTTAAAAATAGCTTATTATTTATTATTCTGATGGGGTAGTAACGATAACATGTTTGAAGTTTTCATGTTCGAATAACAACCTATTCTCACCAATAATTGCTGTTTTTGTTTTATCTAAAATTTGAGTTAAATGTTGAATACCAGCAATAAATTTAAGTTCCTTTTTTATTTTATGTTTTGTTTGATTCTTTATCGTTTCAACAACCCATCCATATTTCCCTTGGCATTCACAAATAATCTCATCATTGTTAATTGTAATAGTAACATTTTCATTGTTATTTTCATCTAATGCAAGGGTCCTAACTCTATCTAATATTCCTTCTAATTTAGATGAGAATGTAATATTTTCTATTTTTTTAATATTAAAAAACTCATCTATTTCTGGGTAACTTTCAGCCAATTTCCTTACACTAAGAATCCCATCTTTTTCATCACAAAAATATAGCCATGATTCATCTTGAGAAACTTTAATTGGATTATGGGCGATAATAGGTTTAATGAATTTTTGGTGTAAAAGGAATGGAGACTTGATTTTACTTTCCATATAGTAGTCTGTTAAACGATAATTATCTGTCGTTCTTATATGATCATTCTTTATTTCAAGAGCAACTAAGATACCATCAGAAATGTCTGTTGAGACAGAAAATGAGCAGAATTGTATTCCATCGATAAACCCGGCAGGCAAGTTTTCCCAATCATCAATCTTGTTATTAATATCTGGTACAGTATAATCTTTAATAAGTGGGAAACCAGCATCAATATTTTTAGCTTCTAAAATCAACTCATTGCCTTCTATTAAAAGGGTAATAGAGTCATCTTTAACTTTCTGTAGTAGTTTATATAATTCGGTTAGCCTTACAGCACATTTTAGGTCAGTTTTAAAAGGATAATTTACAGCTATCTCTTCATTAAAACCAGTTATTGTTTTATTATTAAATATAATTAGTCCTGATGTATTATCACTTATATTTGATGCATTACTGATAATACTATCATAAACTTTTTTCATAATATCCAGCATTTCTTCTTTTTTAATTTTCATTAATTTCCTCCTTGTATAATTCCTTTCTTATTTTAATTCCTCTTCTGTCTATTAAACCAAATCCTAAATTTGACGTGTCTTTTCTTGTTTCGTATTCTTCAAATGGAATATTGAGTGGCCATTTCCAATAATTTTTAACTCTTTTCAATTCATAATCTGTCCAATTAGGAGAAATATATGAATCTTTTTGAAGAGAATCCAATGGTTGATATCTCATGCAATAAACATAGATATTTAACTTTCTAAGAAGTTTTGCTCGGTACAAAGCATCTGACGGAGTGTCATTGAAACCAATAAGGACATAACAACTAATTTTTTTAAATCCCTTTTTCTTTGCAAGATTAATCGCATCAATAATAAATTTTTCATCTTCTATGACATCAAATGCAAATCTGATTTTTACGTTTTTTAATTCAGCGATTCTATCAGCTTTAGCTGATGTAAAATATTTTGCCTCTAATCCTTGATTAAAATCAACATATGGCATTTGTTTTAAGCTATCAATTACTTTATTAAAATGTTTTTTACTTGATACTAAAAAATTGTTATCACAAATAATAGGTCTTGGAATAAAATTGGATATTTCTTTGAACTTTCCTTCTATTTTTGGAACAGCACAAAATTTACAATTATTAACACAGCCTCTTGTTGTAAAAGTCGCAAAGGGATTATGTAGTGTAACAGGTTCGATAAAATCTAAATGAGTTCTCACTTCTGCGATATTATCAAAGTGAGAACTCATTAAAATAGCTCCTGGGCCACCAACAATTGCCTTTCTTTTTTGATTTTTTATTAAAGAAATGACTTCATTTACTTTCCAAGTAAAAATAATAGACGCATATAAAATATTGTTGCAAATCCATATTTTATATCCATCATTTAACCATTGATGCTCTATTCCTTGATAAGGTTTCATCTTTTATATTCTTCTTTGTCTTTTGTTAATATTCTTAAAAGAAGAAGTGACGGCATAACATAATTTAAAAGCGCCTTTGCAACTTTCAAGTTATCGTTTCCACCATTTTCAATATAAAGTTGATTAGCATCATTTACCATCTGGGTTCTTGTTTTTGTTTCTTCTTTTTCAGGTAATGATTCAACAAGAGCGTTAGAACGGGTATATTTTGATTTGTCCTTCTTTTTAAAGGGTTTCTTTTCCTTTTGGGCCTTTTTGTTCTTAACTTCCTTCTTTTTCTTTTGTTTATTTTCAACTTCTACACTATTGGTTTCTGCACTACCATCTCCACCCTCACTTTCACCCTCTTCTTCACCTTCACTTTCTTCACCGTCTGCCTCTGCGTTTTCTAAGATATCAATGAAATTGTTGTTCATATCAAATGCTGCGTCTGGCATTTTCCTCACATCTTCATCAGAAAACCTTTCCACTGCATCCAGAAATGCCTTTACAGCCACTTCTTTCTTACCAACAAAATTGACTTTTTTCTCTAATAAACCTGAATCATTCAAGTCCTTTACTACTTGTTTAAAATCATTGTAATCAAAATCCTCATGCCCAACGATTGTCTCATATGCTACTTTTGCCATCTTTTGTTCTCCTTTCTCTATTAAATGTTTTTAGTTAAATATAAAATCCCTTTTCTATTTAAAACCATTATAATATACTTTTTTAAAAAGAGGGTTTTTTATTTAGTGTTTATTAACCTATTATGCCCTTTTAAAATTGACTGGTATTCTGGATTACCTTTCAAATTATCTCCAAATGTATTTGAGACACCAAAGCCGCGTAATAACCCTTTTTGCTCATCACTAAGGATTGCATTATAAATTGCAGCTAAAATTCCATCCCGGTCTTTTGGCACTCTCTTTATCATTTGGCTAAATTGTAAAGATGTTTTATTTGCTTTTCTACTCATAAAAACTTCATTTACCATTTTTATACTTTCTACATAAAAAATCTTCAAAGCGTCATAGGACCAATATTTGAGCGTAGGGACCATCTTGAAAATATTTGCTAACGCCTGATATTGATTTACCATGCCTACCTTCCCACCATTTATAACTAAGTCTAATTTCCCTGCCATTCTTTTTTACCTCCTTTGTAAGATTTTTCTGAATCAATTAGAGTTTGACCTGCTGATAATTGTTGAAGAATCATAACATCTTGTAGCTCATGGAATTCCTTATCTCGATGCGCCACGACGGCAACCCTCATAATACCCATCTTTTTTTCTAATGGCGTTTGGTTCAATGTAAGCATTATATCAACATGCGCTGGGTTACGATAATTTTCTGATGAATCAGATGCCAATACATTCTTCCTACCCCACGATTGGAGCTTAGCTTGATTTGCTGTTATAACGAGTGCATGGCGTTGAGTGGCCATCCTTGCATGATGCATCCAAAGATGGTCAATATTATGTCTATGTTCGCCAGTATCGTTGTCTGGTCTAAAAATATCAATGTAATCAGTGATGATAATATCCGGCACGAAGCCCTCTGTGAATTCCAGGATATCTAAGTCGCGTTCAAAGTCAGCCATGGAGGCAGAAAACCTTGGGTAGGCAATAAACCGGATTTTATTATTCCCGTACATCTTGCCTGTTGCTTTCATTTTCTGTCGTGTTGTTTCAAGGTTAAAAATTGGTCTCTCTTCTGTGGTAAACCAGGTGGCGGGCACATAGCTGCCAGGGTCATTGAAACGACAGTAGGTGCATGGTCTGTACTTCATCTTCTCATTGTATTGAGGTAATTGGTTGTCTTCATTTTCAATTAAAGCTATTGAGTTTTTTCTTTCCGGGTTATCACATTCATTAATTTGGTTACTATAACAGTCAAAACAAGGATAGATAACTTTAGGTCTATTTTCTATCCCGCTGACCAGGCTCTTATAAAATCTTTTATTAATCCGCCTATCGTTCATTTCAAGATTAGCCACAACAACCTTATATCCGTTTATAAGACCTTGAGCGGCAAGTTCAAATAACATCCACGTCTTCCCTCTCTTATTAGGGGCAACAAAGGCGACGAAATACCCTCTCTCAAACCAATCAATCATATCACCAAGTGCGCCAGGAAGCTTAAATAATTTATATGACTCATCTTCAAATGTTGCATTTATTTGTTTCGGATTAAAAGGATTGACCCATTTTGATGTCACTTGAGATATTTTTTTGTGATTTGCAATAACGGACTCGGCTTTCTTAAGCTTCCCTGTTTCAAGACATTGATCAATACTATCTCTGTGGAGTCTTAATGATTGCTCTGTTAGGTAAGTTAAGGAATTATCAATGGTATAATTTGAATTGAATTTGTCTTCTATTTCATATTCTTCTGATAGACTTTTTAGAAGTTTATCGATTATACTTGACTCGGCTTCATCAAGCCCTTTCTTCTCTCTATTAAAAATATCTTCAATGTATTTACCAGGTGCCTTCTCCTCCTGTTGATAATAGGCTTTTACCCAGTTAACAATCCTTACAGAATAAGGCGCTTGGAGAGTTTTTGTATCAATCATACTGATAAGAGATTTACAGACTTTATCGGATATTATTAATCCGATTAACATTTGACGTTCTTGGCTACTTTCGATTTTTCGTCTTAGTTTTATTCTCTCTGTCAATTTGTTGCCTCCAATACGGCTTGGCTACTTAGGTAGCGAGGGAAGATATCATCGAACATATAATCGGAGCATAAATAATGTGGCCTTAATTCTTTTGGATTTTTTAGGTTAGTAAGAGCGGCATCAACTAATAGTTCCGCTTTTAATCGGTTGGTTTGTATGAAATATGTGCGGATTTTTCTCTGCTTGATAAGTTTACTTATATATTCCGTTTCTCGCCTTGCGGCTTTTATAAAAGAGTTCTTTATATTAACTGGTAAGTTCTGTGGCGCTACTCCATCAAATACTTTTTCATTATAAACCTTTTCTATTATTTTTGTCATCTTTGGATAATCATCTTTCAATGGCCTCATTGATTGCTTTGCTAATTCAGGCTTGATTTCAAAGTATTTTAGGAGTAATGATTTTTCTGTTTTATCAGGCAGGTATTCATTCCATAGGAAATTGGGTAATGATTGTTTGCGTAGCCACTCCTTGCTCTTTTCTGACTTTGGGAGATAGTCGCAGTTTGTAGCAGCAAGGGTAAAATTTGATATAGCCTGTAGGATCTCTTCATATGTCCATTTCTTTGTTTTATACTGAGCGTAGTTTCCATTGATAGGAAGGCTTTTAAAGAATGTGCCACTTTTGAGTCTTTTTATCGATATGATGATTTTGCGGTAAAGTTTAGTGTTTGGATTATTATGTTTTTGTAAGCCACTATTGTTCCAATAAGAGATGATATCTTTTGCTTCCTTCGGGATAAAAGGATTTAATGATAAAGGGTAAGATTTCTTTTTTCTTCTTTTCAAAATTCTTTTATTATCAGAAGGAAATTCAGAAGAACCATTATCTATGTTTTTCGCAGAAAAACATATATTATTTTCTGAAAGAAAATAATTATTATCTTCTATATTATCTTCTATATTATCTTTTCTTTTATTTATGATTTTGCATAAGGCCCCTTTTGGGTTTGCATAAGGCCCCTTTTGGGTTTGCATAAGGCACGTGTCGATGATTTTTTTGTATTTTTCCCTTATTGGTAGGTTCTGATTTAATAAATCATCATTGATTTCTTTTGCCATCGACGAGTAATATTGTTTATATTTTTGGTTTACAAATATCCTCCGTATATTTGTCCCTGATTTTGTGTCATTCCAAATTAAGATAAATTTGTATTTTTTGAGGCGGGCTATTGCGGAAGATGTTGATGTTGCGTTTAGTTGTACCCATTCTCCGAGTGTGCGGTTAGATGCCCAACATCCTTTTTTTGATTGGGATAGATTTTTTATGAAACCAAATAATTCTTTATCGCATCTTTTTAGATATGGGTGGAAAGCAACTTCCACCGGAACGAAGTAACCTGAAAAGCCAAATTGAAGTTCTTTCTTATCTATTTCATTACTCATTTGTGTACCTTTACCTTTCTCCCCGCGAGTTAAGGTTATAGACAATTTTCATTTTTTCGAATTACTTCTATAAAATCCATTTTTATACATCTTTTTCTGCCATCGAAAGATTCTATTTCAATAAGTCCTAATTTTTTGAGTTTAGATATTCCATTAGAAATTGTTGCTTGCGATACATTTAAAAGATTTGCGAAATATTGATTACTGAAATAGCAGCCTTTATGTCCATCATGATATTGTTCGTCACGAATTTCATTGAATAGAATTTTCTGCGTCCAGGTTAAATTTTTTATTGAAAATACATCTTCTGGAATAAACGTCCCGCTCCATTCTCTGTTCATTTTTATTCTCCTATTTTGAAATTAAAGACAATAAAAAACCCACCTACTCAGATGTAAGATGGTAGCAATTTAGAACCGCCAGTAGATGGCTAAAGGGTTAGGGACCCAGGTAGGCCATCTTACATCTGAGATAGATAGGTTTTTCACTAAAAGTAAAATCACTTGTCTCGTTCCCTAAAAGAAAAATTCTAAATCGCTTGAAATTCATAATAAATTACTTTTTTATAAAAATCAAGTATTATTTTTATAATCCAATTTCTTTCTTTAAATACACTATATCTCGCTCTGGTAGTGAACATGGGTCGCCTTCACTCAACTCTATAACCTCGGCATGATCAAGAAGGAGACCAAGTTTCCTTGCCAGTTGATTGGCTCTATTTATTGCTTGTGGTTCGGAGTCAAATATTACAAATGCTCTCTTCACTCTTTTTTGTAAAATAAGGTTTATTTGAGCATCAGAGAATCCAGTTCTTAGTATCGCTACCGTTCCATTGCCAAATCGCCAGACGTCAGTGGCTCCTTCCATAATTAAGATTGTATCTCCTCTGACATTATCAATATTGTAGAGGCAGTGGGTCATTGGTAAGATGGCCTTTTCATCTGGGCATGTCTTATACCTAATATCTGTTTTGCCGGTTACATCGCGACTGGTGAAATTAACTATTCTTCTATCCTGTATGATTGGGATGATGATTCTGAATTTATATTGTCCGATATTATGGCAACATTTGAGCTTATATTTTGGTATGATTATGTCTGAATCGAAATTTCTGCCTTTTAGGTAATTTAAATGTAATTTTGAGAACTGATTACTTGATTCTTTCGGTAAAATATCGCCGAGACATAGCCGTGACTCGACTTTCTTGGTTAGATCTATATCTTTATATTCATTTTTTAAGAAAATCGATTCTCCGCCGTATTTGGCGATGATTGTGTTGGCCTGAGCAAAGGAGCATTCCTCAATTTCTGCTATTAATTTGGTGATAAATCCCTTTGGGCCACAGAGCCAACAGTTGACCATCATTGATTTAAGATTTATACCGCAATGGTTGTTGCCGGAATAAGAGTGATCGCCACAAAAGGGGCAGGTGACATTCACCCACCCCTTGTGAACATTTTTACCTTTGGTCCAATACTCAATATCGTTGTCTTCAAAGTATTGGATGATGTCAAAGTCTGTCATTTCTTATTCTTCTTTGTCCATATCAACACCAAGATCCAACAATAGGTCATTTTTTAAATCTCGTGGCATTCTCATTTGGACAATGCTTGCTACGAGACTATCTGTGGCTCCTTTTGCGGCGGCATTTGCCCATCTATTTAATAGGCTTGCTTCTCCTTTTATTAAACCTGAAGCTATTTTTAAGGATAGTGCTCTTTTTACTCCTGTTTCAAGAGTTCTTGATACTTTTTTGTTAAATTTTTTAAGGCTTTTGATTCCGACTTGTGTTTCTTCATTTTCAAATTTCCAGGTATATCTCCATTCACCTTCATCTTCTGGATCGACTTTCTCTTTTCTTCTGTTTGTCCAGATACGAATAGGAGATTTGAGAACTTCAAAAGCTTCCTCTAACATGCTTTTTAGTCTGTTCCTATCAACATGATTTCCTATATCAAATCCATTTAAATCTGCTTTAGATTTTTTAATTAATTGGTCAAGTTCATGTAGATCATATTGTTTAATGCAATCAATATCATCATTGTCATTTAATTCATTGATATATGTTGCTAAATCCCATACTGCATCTTTTCCTATTTTCGGTGTTTCTTTTTCTTCTGTCATTTTAATAACACTCCTTTCTTAATATCTTTTTTTGAATATCCAAATAATTCTATGTAGCGGCTTATTGTATTTACAAAATCTATGATATCATTAAGACTAAAAATCCCTTCAAGTCCTCCAATTTTTTTGACTGAAAGTTTTTTAGCATCATTTATAAATAATAACATAGAATCGTTTAAGTGTTTAAATTCATCGCTAATATCTCTGCATTTTTGTGCCAATTTTTGTAAATCTTTGTCATCACCAACTTTTTTCTTTATTCGGCTCTGTTTGAGGTCTAATTCCTTTTTTAATCTGGCTTTTGTTTTCTGGAGCTTAATCTCACTCATTACGGCAGTCTTTGTCGGTATATCCTCATTCTCTTTTGCTTTTGCCTTTACTCGCTCAACGACTTCCGGGTGCTTGTGGATGGTCTGGGCTTGATACATACGTTTGTTGTCTATACCAAGTCTTTTATCTTTCCGTCTTTTACCAGAGGGTAAAAAGCGGGTTCCATCACTTTTTGCCTGTGCTGGGGGTTCCTTCTCCACCAGCTCTCCAATCCGACTCTCAATATCCAGAAGCATCTCTCCCGCATCCTGCCCATCTGCCAGCGTTGCCTTCCGTTGTTCCTCTGTCATGTTGAGCTGATCCATCAACTTTATCTTTTGCCGATAAAAGCTTACCGCAGTTTGGCCGATAAATGACAATGGAACCAACTCATCCATCTTAGCTGGTAGCCTTTTCCCTTGTTTCACTAATTTAAAGATTTCCATAGCTTCATTTTCTCCTTTCATCTGTTCTCCTTTCTGTTTTCATATATTTGTTTTAAATAACTATTTACATAATCTTGAAACCATTGTTGATTTTCATATGATGACCACCCATCTTCCTCCTTCCATGTATATTTTATTGCTAAATATAGTTTATATAGAAAAATAAGGGTTTTGTGTTTTAAAACATATAAATCTGCGCCGGAATGATAATCTCCTTCCATTACGGTTCCATGTGTAACTATTACAATTTTATCTTTTAGAATTTCCCAGTCTCCAGGGGTTGTTATTCTTTGTGTGTCATCATGTATCCATCTATTAGATATTTCATCAACAAAGATTTGTGCGGCAACATCAAGCTCCTCTTCTGTGAAGCGGTTGATGTTTTCTAATGATTTTTCCACTTCCTTTATTTTGGTTTGCATTAGTTTATCATAATCTTCTTCACTCATATACTGCTCATCTTTCATCGTCTTTCTCCTTTCTGTTAAATGGTTAAACTCCATATATTAAATCAATAAAAAAATCGTCATCGGTTTTATATATAATTTCTTTAAATTCATTTATTGTTTTGATTTTATATTTCTTGAAAAAATTATCTATTTTTATATGAAGTTTATGTTTAGGGAGTGTTATTAATGATGGTCCACCATCATGATCTAAAGTTGCAATTATGTAATCATTTTCAGTAATTTCATAGTCGGATCGATAACCTTCTCGAATACCATCTATATCTTCTAATGCAAGTTCAAAGATCTTTTCATATATTTGTTCATCAAGAAAAGTTTCTTTATCTATTATTTTTAAATTTTTGCATTCTTCTGGTTTTAGAGTTCCCCAATTATCTCGATTATTTAAAGCATCATAACCAGTTGCAAGTGATACTCCTTCCCATTCGCCAAATCCTTGTCTACAACTTGGCCATTCATGGTCGTCTTTCATGAATAATTGTTGACAATCATCACAATAGTCGCCTTCTGGAACTTCTATTATTTCTGCTGGAATTTTGACTTTCATTTCATTCTCCTTTCTGTTAAATAGTTAGCGTTATTTTAAATTCCTTAACTACTTTTACCACCTCCTTTCATAACCAACTTTCCCTAAAATATAATGATAACCGTCTACCAAAATG